TCCGAGTAATCCCCCGAATCCAATTTATCCGAGGTATCCAAATGGCATTTGCCGATCTTAAAAAACAATCCAAACTTGGTTCTCTCACCGAAAAACTGGTGAAAGAAGTAGAAAAAATGAATACTTCTAGCGGTTCTTCTGATGACCGTGTATGGAAACTTGATTGCGACAAATCTGGTAATGGTTATGCAGTAATTCGTTTTCTTCCCGCACCTGATGGAGAAGATCTTCCTTTCGTGAAAGTCTACTCTCATGCATTTCAAGGTCCTGGTGGTTGGTTAATTGATAACTGCTTAACGTCGATCAATCAAAAATGCCCCGTATGTGAGCACAATTCAGGTCTCTGGAACAACGGAACTGATGCAGGCAAAGAAGTTGCACGTAAGCAAAAGCGCAAACTGACCTACGTTTCTAACATCTATGTGGTGAAGGATCCTGCCAATCCTGAAAATGAAGGTAAAGTCTTTCTCTTCAAGTATGGTAAGAAGATCTTTGACAAACTCACCGAAGCAATGCAACCTGAGTTTGAAGATGAAACTCCAATCGATCCGTTTGACTTCTGGCAAGGTGCAAACTTTAAACTGAAGGCAAAGAATGTTGCTGGTTATCGTAACTATGATTCCAGTGAGTTTGCCCGTCCTGATGCTCTGCTGGACGATGATGATGCTCTGGAAGCAATCTGGAAGAAGCAGTATTCTCTTGCTGAGTTTGTTTCTCCCGACCAATTCAAGACTTATGAAGAACTGAAAAAGCGTTTGAGTTCTGTTCTTGGAACTAAATCTGCTCAGATTGATGAGGAGGTTGAAGATGAAGATGATGTTCGTGGTCCTGTTCGAGATCTTGATGACGGTCTTCGTTCGGAACTGAATAATCTTCAACCCACTCGTCGTGCTTCTGCACCTGTGGAGGACGATGACGATGATGCACTCAGTTACTTTGCACGTCTTGCTGAAGATTGAAAAAAGATTACTACATTGATCGTGTAAGTAAATCCGAAGCCGCAGAGTTACTTCTGCGGTTTCATTATCTCAAAGACATTTCTAAAGGATTTAAATCTGGTTTTAATTATGGTCTTTACAAGGGTAACGATTTTTGCCCATTGAATATTGGTGGTATTCAGGGAGTCTGCGTTTTCACAGGTCTCCCTGTTCCCGAAGTTGCACAAGGAGCATTTGGATTAGAAAGAAATGAACAACAAGGACTCTTCGAACTCTCAAGACTCTGTATTCATCCACAAACTCAACAGAGCGAGTATAATATCACTTCTTGGTTTGTTTCAAAAGCGATTAGACAGTTACGAAAAGATACTGAAGTTAAAGCAATCATCTCTTACGCTGATAGTGATTTTCATTCTGGCACAATCTATCGCGCTTGTAATTTTAAATATTGTGGACTTTCAGACCCAAAGAAAGATTTCTATTATGCAGACGGAACTAAACATTCTAGAGGCAAAGTTAAAGGTGTTGCAGGAGAATGGAAAGAACGCTCTCGCAAACACCGATATGTGATGATATTTGATAAAAGTCTAGAACTTTTATGGTAAACTATTATAAGTGTTTTCAGTTTTAATAGTTTGTTGATCAATATATTGAGAAGATTCATCATAAAATAATTCTCTTCTTATATCTTTTAAAATAGTTTGGAGATACTGTGGTTTTAGTAAGTAAATTAAACTTTTATCATTATTTTTTATCGTTTCGTATTCATAATTAGTAACTCCAATTATTGGATTTGGAATTATTGAAACTGAACTTTTTCGGAATGTTAATATATCATTTGCAGTAATATTTGCAGTGATTGGAGATTCTAATTTTATATTTGTTTTATTTACTTCTGAAATTGTAATGTAAACACCATTATTTAATAAAGTATCACCAGGAACAATATCATTTTGTTTTACAGATATTCTAACTGTATTTGTTCCACTTGGATCACTAAAAATTGTTCTTTTGGTATAAGTTATTAAATCTTGATTATTTGTATAAAGAAAACCATTGTCATAGTATGAAACTCTAAAGTTGGAATTTACGATATTATTCGCTGGTAAAATTAATCTCCCTTTACTATCTTTTATTTCTGTTGTTTCGTAGTGATGTATTTGATTTAATTCTGAATCACTTCCATATTTTTTCTTACAAAAATTATATAAGTCTTTATTTGATAAAGGCCATTGGTCATTTAAATTAGTAATTCCAGCACTGATGATCACTACCCAATCATATTCTACACTTCCATAAATTTCTTCAGCAACTAACTCAGGTCTTGTTCCATCTATAATTTGATATTTGTTAAACAAAGTAAACACATTTTGCAAATCATCTCTTATTTTTGCTCTTCTAAAAATATTTTTGACAAGTAAATAATCTTGAGAAGATTGTTTGTCCGAAAGAAAAGATTGATATTGTACGTTTGGAAGTTCTCTGAAATAAGACATTAGTATCCAACTCCTTCTTTAACTTTTTCATAATCTTCTGCATAAATTGGAGATAACTCTTGAAATTGTAGAGTTAATTGCATATGAACTGGAGTTGCATCAGTAAAAGTTGAATATTGTCCAGAACCAGCATAATTTACATTCATGTTAGTAAGAGCACATGGTTTAAACTTATTCAAAAATGGGTGTGGTTTTGATCCTGTTCTGTATTCAATTTGAAAAACATTTGGCGATTTAACAAAAAATCCTCCACCTTGAGCACCTGTAGTTCCTCTTCTAGGTGTCATTTCTTGCTTAAAAGTTCTAATAATAGTTTTTATTTCTTCAGATTCTTCTTTTGATCTTGGAATTAAATCAAAAGAAAATTGAAATCCTGGTCGTATGTTCACTCCTTGAAATAACATTTCAACGTTTTGATTTACCACTGCTCCAGTTTCTCTAGAAATTAGTGGGTTTGCTTCTGGAGATTGTCCTGTTAGTGCTTGTAACGCTAATTTAGAAAATACTGTAGATGCTGCTTTTTGTCCCGTCCCTTGAGTGAACGCTCCTTGAAATTGATTAAATATTGCTGAACCAGCCTTCATAGCACCACCAAGAAAATCTCCACTATTGATTGTATTTGTTCCTGCTTGCAAACCAGCAGCCATAAGAGCGTTTACTGAACTTTCACCCCAATTTGCAGAGTTTGAGTCGGCAACAGACTGTGGCATTGGTAATAATATGACACTTTTTGGATTTTGAAGACTTCCTTGCAATGCTTGTTCTGTAGTCCCCAATGCAAACTTAATTGCTCCACCTTGTCCAGATAATCCTGGAGGTTTATATTCTATAACTTTGATTTGTAAAAAATCATCATTTTTTCCAATACTAGCTTTTGGGTATCGTAGTATTTGTGCCATTTATTTTTTTAACTATTTATTTTTAAGTTTGCCTAAAATCTGCATATGGAATAGCACGAAGAGTATTGAATTCATTAGTTGTTATTTCATAGAGATCGCTTGCAACTTCTGGAAATGTATATTGTCTTATTTTTCCCCAGTGATAATTAAATCCATAAAAACCATAATCTGTTGGTTCAGATGCAAGTATTAATGGATACCGATCGTAAATAATATTTGGTGTTTTAGCATAATATATGTAGGTGTAATATTTCCCAGCAGAAATTTCTCTTTTATCTTTTGCAGTGTCCTGTAACTTTTCTATAATCATATCCATCAATTCTGAAGGACTTTCAGTACCAACTAAGTCTCTTCTAACTGACACAATTCGATTTGGTGATCTTTTTCCTCCTCCTCTACCACCAGATCTAGATTTTGGATCTGCTCTCTTATAATCTGGATCATACTTTATGATGTAGATTAACTGAGTTTTGTTTAATCTACTATAGCTTATACTTGTTGCTCCAGTTTTAGTATATTGGTGAGATATTCTATATGTCGTGGCAATTTCTTTCAATTGATCCAAACTGTAGTCTTCAAGATTTGGTTTTTCGTATCCTGAAAGTGCCATTATTTGATACCTAACTCGTCTTCTGTGATAATTTTAAACTTCCATTGACGATCTTCACAAAATTCTTGGGCAACTTTCCATTTTGCTTGGTTTCTTGCCCATTCAGTTACTTCAAAAATGTATCCTTTTGTTTTCTTTTTCTGAACTTTTGGTTCTATAGTTTGTTTTTTAGGTTTTATTTCTATAATATACTTTTGTATTTTTCCACTATTCTCACGAACTTTTATATAAAAATCTGGAAAGTATCTGTGAATTTTTCCATCTATTGGGGAACGATAAGGAAATGCAATCTCTTCTGATCCCCATTCAAGAATGTTTTCATTTAGATCACAATAAACCATAAATTTTCGTTCCCACAAAGATCGGTATACAATATTTGTGGGATCACCTTTATATTTTTTAGGATAAGATGGTTGATATTTTCCCTTATATGACATCTAAATAATTATAATAAAATATCGAATATAGGTATTTAGAGTGCCACTTCCCAGAAGTATATCAAGTGTAAGATCTTTATTTGGAAATTTAGCACAGTCATCTCACTATGAAGTTAAATTTGGTGGGTTACCTTTAGAATTATCAACTTTTTTACTGACAAAAGGTATCAATCCATTGTTCACTGGTGGTGATTTTGGATTACTGTGTTTTTCCGCATCTTTACCAACATCTACTTTTGGTGTCGCAGAAGTTTCACCTTTTATTGGAGTCAGAGAAAAAATAGCACATACAAGACTTTACACTAATATAGGTCTTGAATTTTATGTTGATAGTAATTATAATACTTTAAAACTATTAGAGCACTGGATGGATTACATTTCAAGTGGATCCGCATCAAGTCCAACTTCAAATGATTATTTCATTCGAATGCAATACCCTTCCTCTTATAAATCAAATCAAACTAAAATTGTAAAATTTGATAGAGATTATAATCGTGAAATTGAATACACTTTTAGAGGTTTGTTTCCTGTTGCAATTTCAAGTATTCCTATTTCTTATGGAACTTCTGACGTTTTAAAAGTTGCAGCAACTTTTGAATATGATCGCTATATTTGTGGAAAAACTACAAGTATATCTGTTTTTAATAATACTTCTGAAAATAGAGATCCAGTTTCAAGTCCTCCTGCACAAAACAGAGTTCCAATGTCTCCAGGATCTGTCCCTTCTGGAGGTGTTGTGTTTAGACCAGCAAACTTAACTCCAACAGAGGCAATTGTAAGAGGAGAACTTTATACATCATTGACTGGAAATCAAAAAGCAGTCTAAATATTTTTACTTAATCATTGATCATTATGGCATTACCAAAAGTTTCTACACCAACTTATGAGTTGGAAATTCCATCGATAAAAAAGACTATCAAATATAGACCTTTTCTTGTTAAAGAAGAAAAGATTCTGATCATTGCAATGGAGAGTGAAGATCCAAAACAAATTACTGAGGCAGTTAAGGACGTAATTAGCAACTGCATTCTTACAAGAGGAATTAAAATTGATAATTTAGCAACATTTGATATTGAGTATATATTTTTAAATATTAGAGGAAAATCTGTAGGTGAAACTGCAGAAGTATTGATTACCTGTCCAGATGATGGGCAAACTCAAGTGCCTGTTACTATTAATCTTGATGATATAAAAGTTGAAGTAAGTGATAAGCACAGTAGAGATGTTAAACTTGATGATAATTTAAACCTTAGAATGAAATATCCGTCAATTCAAGAATTCATCAAAAACAATTTTATTCGGAACGATCAAATCAGTGTTGATGATACTTTTGCTGTTATTTGTTCTTGTATTGAGCAAATTTTTAATGAAGAAGAATCTTGGTCAGCATCAGATTGTACTAAAAAAGAACTCACAGAGTTTTTAGAATCATTGAGTTCAAAGCAATTTAAAAAGATTGAGAACTTTTTTGAAACGATGCCAAAGTTAACTCACACAATTTATGTGAAAAATCCAAATACTGAAGTTGAAAACAAAATCGTATTGGAAGGGTTAACATCTTTTTTCGCATAGCAATGGCGCATGAAAGTCTTGCGTCATATTATAAAATTAACTTTGCTCTCCTTCAGCATCATAAATATAGCTTGACAGACTTAGAAAATATGATACCATGGGAGAGGGAAGTTTATGTTTCTTTACTCCAACAGTATATTGAAGAGGAAAATTTAAAGAACGGATCAAATAATGGCTGAACAAGTCACACCACTTACAGGTTCTCCTCTTTCTCAAGAGTCTAGGCAAGTTGTTGCTAGAAATACTTCAGTATCTGGGCAAGCAATAAGAGGTTCTAATTTATTATCTGCTACACCACCAAATGATGTAGAAGTTAAAAATCTTCAATCACTTCTACAAAATCAACCCTTATTAACTGAAATTCGGAGTGGAATATTTGGGATTAGGGAGGATATTAATAAATTAAATGGTGGATTAATTAGTATTGCTACGCTTTTACAGCAAGACGCGGTTTCTGAAGAAAGAAATTTAAGAGCAAAACAAGAAAGTGAAAGAAGACTCGCTGAAGAGCAGATAAGACTTGGAAAAGAAAATGAAATAGAAAAAAAAATAAATGCTGCTATTGTTGCTCCAGTAGAAAGAATAGCGCCAAAAGTTCAAGGTCTTTTTGGAAATGTCCTTCAATCTCTTGGTTATCTTTTTGGTGGATGGTTGACAAATCAAGTTATTGAATACATTCAGGAAGAAGGAAAAGGAAATACTGAAAGATTAACTGAGATTAAAAATAATATTATAAAAAATCTCACAATCGCTGGTGGTATTCTTCTTTCTGTAAAGTTTGGTTTTTCTTTATTGAGAAGATCTTTATTTGGAATTACTAGAGGTGTTGTTGGTCTTTTAGGAAGAGCTGTAGCGGCACCATTTAATATGGTGCAGAATATTTTTAAACCTCCTGGCGCTAAACCACCAGGTGCTAAACCTCCTGGTGGTTTAGGGGGTGTTGCATCTAATGCTATTAGAGGTGCTGGAAATATTGTCAAAGGTATAGCAGGACCTTTAGCTGTTGGTTCTTTAGCAACTGGACTTGATATTGCTGGTGGTGAAGATCCTGGAAGAGCAGTTGCAGGTGCTACTACTGGAATGATTGGGTCTGCCGCAGCATTTGCTGCAGGATCTTTATTACCTATTCCTGGAAGTGGACTCATAACAAGTGCTTTCGCTTACGGACCATCTGCTGATTTTGGTAAAGGAATATATGATAAGTTTTTTGGAAAACCTCAAGCAAAACCTCAAGCAAAACCAGAGGCAAAACCTCAAGCAAAACCGTTACCATCTTCGCAAGCTCCAGAAACACCCCAACAAAATCAAGCAAAACCAAATGAACAACTTATACCTCCACCGAATATAGAATCAACTGCTGAACAAAAAACTGATCAATTAAAGTCTGCTCCTCAGAGTGAAATGGTTTCTGAACCAAAACTTAATATTCCCGATTACTCAAATGCTTTTAATCTTTCTGCTAATAATACATTTCAAATGAATCAACAGGAAGATACATCTTCTGTTTTGAATTCTGAAATGAAACCATATCAAGAAATTATGTCTAAGGATAAGGAACTTAGCTTTAATCCCGCATCAATGTTTCAACCAGCAAACACTGATAATTTTATTCAAAGTTATAATAATGTTGCTTCGGAAGAACAAGCATCAACTCCAATACAACCCAATCAAATTCAAGGTGTTCCTCCCCAAACTCCTCAAGTTGGGGAACTTCCAGAACCAAAACCAAATGTCATATATGCTTCTTCTGGATCCTCTCAACAACAAACTCCTCAAATGAATCAAGGTTCACCTAGTGGGCCATTAACAGATGTTCCTATGATTCGTTCATCTAACCCTGATAATTTTTATACATTATATTCATACTCTTGCTATAATGTGGTAGTATAATATGGCAACAACAAAAACAGCAGCAGAAGTTATATCCCAAACATCTACAATTAATACGATTTCACAATCGATATCAATTACAAGATCTACTTTATCAAGTTCAAAAACATCTATTGAAAGAATTCAAAAAATAATTGCAAATAAAACCAAAGTAAGAAATGATTTATTCTTTAAGAATGAAATTTTAGAGCAAAGAAGAAGAGAAGCTTCTAGAAGGCGTGATCTTGAAGATCAAATTGAAATGCAAAAAGTATCAACAAATGTTAATGTGGGATTAAAAAAAGTTTCTTCTTCAAGTGGACAAGGCCCTCTTGGTAGAATTTTATCTTTCCTTGGTTACATGGGTGCTGGATGGTTAATTGAGAATTTACCAACTTGGTTAGCAATGGGTAAAGAATTTATTGCTAGAATGAAAAAAGCGGGAGAAATTATATATTCAATACCCAATACTATGTGGAGAATACTTCAAAATTTTGGACAAGTATTAAAATCCACTGGAGATAATATTCTTAGTTTAGATTTTACAGATTCTTCTAATAAAATAAGAACATCATTTGAAGAATTAATTGATACTGTAGATTTATTAGGGACTCAAATTGTAGATGGTTTTAAATTAATGTTACAACCGTCTGGAGAAGTTGATGTTCCTTCTACTGGTGAACAAGAATCTGATACTTTATATCCAGATGTTCCTGCACCTTCTCCTGGTGGTGGAGGTTTTGGTGGATCTGGAGTTTCAAAAGGAGTTGAAATTGCAAGAAGATTACAAAAAGATCTTGGGTTGAGAGACTATCAAGCAGCAGCAGTTGTTGGAAATCTTTTACAAGAAAATAGCACTCTTGGACCAAGTGTTCTTGAAGGTGGAAAAAAAGGATTATTAACCGAAGCAATGAGAAAAGGAACTGGTTATGGATGGGCACAATGGACAGATTCTGGAAGGCAGAAAAAGTTGTATGATCTTGCTAAGAGTATGGGAGTTGATCCGTCAAAACAACCTCTGACTGATGAAATTAATTACGCTATGTTAGTTAGTGAACTTCCAAGTTATGATAGTGGTGGTAGATTTAGAAATTCAAAGAATATAGAAGAAGCATCAAACTGGATTTTATTTCAATATGAAAATCCTGCAGATAAGGGATCAAGAGAACAAAGTGAGAGAATTGCAGATAGTAAAAAGGTTTTACAAGGACTAAAATCTACACCATCAACACCAACAGCACCTTCAAGACCAGTATCAACTGGAACTATGAACTTAATACCACAGACTGGTTCTGGAGGATTTATTCAGGGTGGATCTGGATCTGCAGGAGATGCTACATATGCAACACACTTTCATATAGATGCTAAAACCGCAAATCCAGATGCAACTCAACTTGCAAATATTCGTGAAGTTGCTTTTCAGGCAGTAAAGGCAATGTTTGCAAGAGGATCTTGGGTTCATTTTGGCAACATTAAACAAAATGCTTATAAAAACACAACGGATTCTCAATTAAAATCTTTAATTGCTGCTGAACAAAGAGCACATGACAAAAGAAGTAGTGCGGGAGTAGATATTCAAGAACATAATCCAAAAACAAGACAAACTTTCCCATCACAACCAGGATCGGCAACTAAATTTCCTTTTGCTGTTGGTGAAGTTTATATGCGTGGTGGATATGGTAGAGAGGCAGAGATTATAGGAAGTAATGGAATTACAGTATCTCATGGTGCTGCGGGATCTAAAGCAAGTGGTGTTTCATCCCAAGCATCACCACAAATTTCAGCAATTCCAGAAGAACGAAATGTAGTTCCATCGACAGAACCTGAACAACCCCAACCAGAAATTTATTCTTTAACTCCAGAACAACGTAAACAAGTTGCAGAGGCTGTTGAAGCATCAAGAAAAGGACAAGAAATTCTTTTTATTGATGATCGTTCCAATGTCACACAACCAGTACAATCACCTTCAAGATCATCTTATAGTGGTGGTGGATCTTCTGGTCAAATAACTGAATTTGATATGTTAAATAAATTTATGAAACAAAAATTACTCTTAGATTTTAACTATCTCTAATGGAAGCAGCAAAAAAGTCCATATACGATACAGTATTAATAGAAGCGAATGATCAGAAAAAAAGAATTGAATTAAAAGAATCTGTAATTGCATTTGAATATTATGAAGATATATTTTCTCCAGTTGTGACTGCAAAACTTAAAATAGTCAATACAGGCAATTCTGCTTCCACCGAAAAAGATACAAGTAAGCAATCTCTTTACAATGGTCTCCCTTTAAGAGGTGGTGAACGACTAGCATTAAAATTAAAACCAAATAGTAAATCAAATATTGGTTTAGATTTTGCAACCAAAGTGGAGGATTATTTCTATGTTTCTAGTATAACTGATGTAATTGCAGAAACACAAAAAGAAAGTTTTACTTTACATTTAGTGCCAAGAGAGGCGATTACAAATGAGACGGTTAGAGTTACAAGAAAATATCCAACTTCATTGAGTATTGATGGATCTGTTGAAAAAATATTAAAAGAAGTTTTACAAACTAAAAAAATTGGAAAACTGGATAAAACTTCTAATAAGTATGGATTCATTGGAAATATGAGAAAACCATTTACTGTCTTGACTTGGTTGGCATCCAAATCAGTTCCGACAGTATCTAAAGATGGAACTGCTGGATTTTTATTCTATCAAACAAAAGAAGGATTTAACTTCCGCTCAATTGATGAGATGAATAAAGAGAAATCAAAAGCAACTTACGTTTATAGTGAAGCAGTTGAATCTTATACACCAGACAATCAAAAAGTTAATAATGATTTTAAAATTTTAAACTATTTCATTGATCGTAATCAAAATTTAATTGAAAAACTCAGACTTGGAACTTACGCTAGTTATAGAATGTTTTTCAATCCATTGGACTTTAAATTTTCAAATCCAGAGGAAGGGGTTTTTAAACAAAGTGACTATGCAAAATCTACGGAGAATCTTGGGGACAGGTTAAAGTTACCCAAAATTTCCGATGGATCTGACAAAACTTTAGGAGATGTACCTTCACGAATGATTACACAAATACTTGATGTTGGTACACTTGAACAAGAAGTTTCAACTGACAAAAATTCAGATCCGCAAAAGTATCAATCACAATCTTTAATGAGATATAATAGTTTGTTTACTCAACAATTAAATGTAATTGTTCCTCTGAATACAAATTTAAGTGCTGGAAATATTATTGAGTGTAACTTTCCAAAAATTAGTAGTTCTGATAAAAAGGAATTTGATCAGGAAACAAGTGGACTATATATGATAAAGGAATTATGCCATCATTTTGATACTGAAAGTTCTTATACTTCAATGAAACTAATCAGAGACACCTTCGGACAAAAGAAATGATCGACGAATCAATACTTAAAAGTAATTTTATAGGAAGAGATGGATTTAGATGGTGGATTGGACAAATTCCACCTATTGAAGCACAAAAGTCTCAAGCGAATGGTGGTGGATGGGGAAATAGAACAAAAGTTAGAATTCTAGGTTATCATCCTTATAGCACCACAGAACTTCCAAATGAGGATCTTCCTTGGGCACAAGTCCTCATGCCAACTACTTCTGGTAGTGGTGCTGCAAATTATGCAGTTAATCCAAAGTTAAGACCTGGTGATACTGTACTTGGATTTTTTCTAGATGGTGATAATGCCCAAATACCAGTAATCATAGGATGTTTTGGTAGAACTGATCAAGTACCAAGCACTAAGTTTGCGTCGCCATTTGTACCATTTACTGGTTATACAAAAAGAATTCCAGCACCAAATGGTACATTACACAAATCAGAGGCAAGTGAAGAAAACAGTTCTGCTCAAAAATCACCAAGAGATGTAAGTCCAGAAACAGTTGATAAATTGAATCAAAAAAGTCAAAAGAAAGATGAAGTTTTTTATTTTTCTGGAGTTGGGAAAAAAGTTGTACTTGGTAATTCTAGCAATGATACTATTGCAAAAGGAATGGGAGCAGAAATTAATAATTTACTTCAAAAAGTAAATGACGTAACAAATAAAGTACAAAATGTATCAGTAGAAATTAGTAGATCTGTAGACAAAATTGTTGGTATTGCAAATGGGTTTGTTGGACAGGCTGTCAATTCTTTATACTATAAATTAATTCCTCTCTTGAAGGAAGGATTGGAGGCGCTTTATTGGGCAGTTTATTATCCAGTTCTTGCAGCAACTCGAAAACCACCAATTGCACATGAGGCTGGACTGCTTGCACAAAAAGCAATGATTATTCCCATTAAAATTTTAGAAAGTTATATACCAAAAATAGTTGGAATAGTTACCAATAGTTTATTTTCAACAGTAAACAGTATGATAACTGACGTTGTTAAAAATGTAAAATACTTTAATAGTTGTGTTGCTGATCAATTTGTTGGTTCTTTATTAAATGATATTGTTGGAAAAATAGAAAGTGGACTTTCTGGTGCTTTGGGTGGTGTAAGTAAAATACTATCTGCAGCATTTAGTGTTGGTGACTTTTTAAGAAGTGGAGTTAGTGCGATAAGATCTATTGGTGGATTATTTGATACCAATCAAAATAAGAATAAGTCCTTTGGTAACGTTGAAGAATGGACAATTGGTGTTGGAGTTGTTCAATCTGCTGAAGATGCTGTCAGATTTGCAAATATTTTAAAAAATATGAATATTGCAAACAGTATTGCGACTGTTACTAATGGTGTTAAAGATATAAAATCTGGATGGGATATTTTTTCCGATAATACAAAAAATAAAAATAATAAAAGTTCTGTCGGTGGTTGTTATACTGCAGAAAAAGTCAATTGTTCCGCACCAAAAGTAAAAATATTTGGAGGTTCTGGGAAAGGTGCTTCTGGCGAAGCAATTTTGGGATCATTTGCAAAAGATTCCAGAGGAACAATTACTGCAAGTGTAATTGGTATAAGACTTAAAAACCGAGGTAAAAAATATAAGTACCCTCCATTTATAGAAATTTCAGATTCTTGTGGATTGGGATATGGTGCAGTTGCCAGATCTGTAATTAATGAGGAGGGGGAAATTACTTCAATTTACATGGTTTCTGAGGGTGAAAATTACCCAGTAGGAGATATAAATCTAAACCTTGTTGAAGAAATTGCTGAGACAAATCCAGCACAAATACCAAATTACGTATCTGGTGGTTATGTTCAACAATCTGGATTTGGATATAAACCCAGCGATGTTGTTTTTGATGATGCTGGAAATCGATATTCAATTGCGGTTGATGAAGATGGATCTATTGTAGATGTTAATATTTTAAGTCCAGATCCTAATGAAGAAAATACAATAGCATCTCCAGCACTCATAATAAATAACTATATTATTGTTGAAGATTTACCCAAGATTACTATAGAGTCTGAAACTGGTGTTGGTGCTATTTTAAATCCAATTTTAGATAAGTTGCCAATAGAAGTAATTAAAGGAAATGAATCTGTCATAAAGAAAACCAAGTTTGTAAAAGATTGTATCACATAATATGGCAAGAGATCAAAATTGGGAGAGAAGAGATATATGTAGTTTTGGCCCAAAATTTAGGATTGATACTAACAATCCTCAAATGGGTGGAAATGGCACAAACGTTTATGCTTTATATTCTACTACTGATAATAAAGATGTAAATTTTACTGGATTGACTGAGTGTGGTACTTATAGAATATGGAATGATCGTTCAATTGAATTTATTGCCGGAAATAAAGATTCTAGTGAAGGTATAGATATTGTAATTGCAGGAATGAGTGGTGACATTACCATTACTGCAATGAGAAATGGATCTGTAAAAATAAAAGGTAAAAATATTGTAATCGAAGCGGATGAAGATATTGATTTAAAAGCAGGTAGAAATATCAATATTGATGGAAAATCTAGAGTATTATTGAAAGGGAATAAATGTGAAGCAAGTGGTCTATTAGGTAATTTAGTTCCAAAATCTTTTTCTACGGCAGTGTTTGAAGGAAGTAAAATTGGTAGCGATGTAACGAGTTCCGTACAAGGAAAAGTATTAATTGGGCAGCAAATTATAACTCCAAGTATTGAAAAAATTGCAAATATAGTAGGAACTGCTCAGGATCTTGCTATAGCAGCAAAAGATGCTTTATCTGGAGGCCCTGGATCTTTAGTTACTGGTGCTTTAGAAATTGCTGAAAGTAATTTGAAAAATAATTTACCCATTGATAATGTTCTGGATTCTACAATTCATGTTTTACAGTCTGCACAAGACTTTAGGGAATCTTTAAACTCTGTAATAACGGAAAGATAATATGGCAGATATTACAGTAACTGGAAATGAGTCTTATTTTAATGAGAAAGCTACCTTTTATAAAGGTATTATTGTATATGGTGATGCAGTAGACGGTGATACTGGTGAAAAACTTGGTACTGGTGGAGGAGGTGATGGGCAAGTTGGTGAAGGGGCACAAGGTGTTCAGGGTGCGTTAAGTAATTTTCAAGGAACTCAAGGATTGCAAGGAGTTCAGGGTAAGGAGGGATTAGGATTTCAAGGCACTCAAGGACTTCAAGGACTTCAAGGATCGTTAAGTAATTTTCAAGGAACTCAAGGTATCCAAGGTCTTCAAGGTACTCAAGGTCTTCAAGGCACTCAAGGACTTCAAGGACTTCAAGGATCGTTAAGTAATTTTCAAGGAACTCAAGGTACCCAAGGTCTTCAAGGTACGCAAGGTCTTCAGGGTACTCAGGGACTTCAAGGTGATCAAGGAACTCAAGGTCTTCAAGGTCTTCAAGGCACTCAAGGACTTCAAGGACTTCAGGGGGCTCAAGGTCTTCAAGGACTGCAAGGTCTTCAGGGTGCGTTAAGTAACTTCCAAGGCACTCAAGGACTTCAAGGTAATCAAGGACTTCAGGGTAATCAAGGACTTCAAGGAAATCAAGGACTTCAAGGTACACAAGGACTGCAAGGTCTTCAGGGTGCGTTAAGTAACTTCCAAGGTACTCAAGGACTTCAAGGTACTCAAGGTCTTCAAGGTGCATTGAGTAACTTCCAAGGCACTCAAGGTCTTCAAGGTGCACAAGGTCTTCAAGGACTGCAAGGTCTTCAGGGTGCATTAAGTAACTTCCAAGGTACTCAAGGACTTCAAGGACTTCAAGGACTTCAGGGATCGTTAAGTAATTTCCAAGGTACTCAGGGACTTCAAGGACTTCAAGGAAATCAAGGTGTTCAAGGTTTTCAAGGATCCCAAGGACTTCAAGGTGCTCAAGGTTTTCAAGGATCCCAAGGACTTCAAGGTGCTCAAGGTTTTCAAGGATCTCAAGGACTTCAAGGAATTCAAGGTCTTCAAGGCCTTCAGGGATTAAAAGGTTCTGGTGCAGATATTACAATATTTGATGATAACGAATTTGATAAACCAATATTTGTTGCTATTAGTACTGCATCGAATGTAACTACTGGCATTTCTTCAATCAAAGTTTCTTCACAAAAACTAACTTTTATACCATCATCAGGTAGTCTTGGAATCGGAACTTCAGTACCATATGATAATGTGTCATTAACAGTTGTTGGTACAACAACATCTAAAAACTATCTTGGTGATGGATCAACTCTTGCTGGAATTGTTACTCAATTAGTATCTGGAATTGGAATTGATCTTGATCCAACAAATGGTAAAGGAAGAGTTACTATAACATCTTACAAACCAATTGGAAAAACAATATATGTTTCTCAAAATGGAAATGATAGTAACACTGGATTGGCAGAAAATCATCCCAAGAGAACAATTAAAAATGCTGCAGGAATTGCAAGTTCTGGAGATACTATAAAAGTTTTTCCAGGAGCTTATATAGAAGATAATCCAGTCACTTTAAATAAACTAGTTTCGGTAGAGGGCACAGAATTAAGAAACTGTATCGTAACACCTCAAAATCCAGGTTTAGATCTTTTTTATGTTAACAATGGTTGTCACATTACAGACTTAAGTTTTATTGGACAAGCATCTACAAATGGAGCATCAGTTTTTGCTTTTCAACCATTATCTGGGGTTTCTTCTGACAGATTTTTTGATGGTGCAAGAATGATTCGCACAAATCTTGATTTTATTAGTCATGAAGCAGCAGCAAATCAAGGGTTGTCCGCACAAAATGAGGCAAGTTTGGTAATTTTAATTAAAGATGCATATAAAGCAGTATGTTTTGATATTACTAGAGGTGGAAACTCAAAATGTGTTGGAATAGGATCAAATTATTATTCGAGTACAGTAGTATCTACAATTCAAAAAGTAAATGTTATTGAAGCTTTAACTTATTCAGTTGGAATTGCATATTCTTGCATTAATAATGTTATATGGAATGGAAATCATCAGAATGTCTATACTCAAGTTAGAGATTTGAGTATGCAACCAGATGGAATTAGTAATACTGATATTGGAAATTGTTCAAATGTCAAGTCTGCAATCAATTCGTGTGTTGGAGTAATTAACTCTATTACCAATCAAGGTTTTCAAGCTTCTGGAATTACTGAAACACATCCATCAAATTATGATAATCAATCAAATAATAATTGGTCTTCCACAAAAATTGGAGGAAATGTCTATTCCCCTGGAGTTGGAAATATTACACAAGGACCTTATATAAGAAACTGTACTAATTTCATATCAAATAGTATTGGTATGAAAGTAGATGGATTTCATGCCGAACCAGGAGATTTAGATGATTTTGGTGTTACTGGATCGATGTCTGTTGATTCTTATACTCAATACAATCAAAATGGAATTGGGGTTTCAATTACAAATGGTGCTTATGCCCAGTTAGTTTCAATTTTCACAATTTGTAATGATCTTGGACACTGGACTTCTGGTGGTGGTCAATGTGACATTACAAACTCTAACTGCTCTTTTGGAAATAAAGCTCTTGTGGCAAGTGGAGTTGGAGATCAGTATAGTCGATCCATTTATCGTTATACTGGTCATGTTGTAAATGAAGTTGATTTCAATGGAAATAATCCGGATACAGTTGTAATATCGGGAATAGGTTCTTTACGTCCATACGATGGACAAGCAATTTATTTTGATACGTTATACTATCAACTTCAAAAAATTGAAGTTACAAATAGTGGATCTGGATATTCTGCAAATAATCCACCAATTATTACAATTTCATCTCCAACAGGACCTAGTGGAATTGAAGCGGAAGTTTCGGTAAATGTTTCAGAGTCTGGAGAGATTACTTCAATAGATGTGAATAATACAGGATCGCAATATTTGGTAAATCCAGGTTACACAATTACACATAATGGTGGTGTCGGTTTAGCACTTACAACTGTAATGTATCCAATTTATTACGGTATAGAAAGTGCAACACTACCATCTGCTGGAATTTCAACTGTAGTTCTGCAACAAAATCTAAATAATACTGTAAATGCTGGATCCACAGTTTATTTTTCAAGATTGAGTTTGCAACTCGCAACAACAATCGCCTTAGAGTGGGTTGGATCGGGAACAAATATTAATACAGCAAAACCTGCTTTGGGTGGGGTCACAATTCCAGAAAACGAATTTGTAATGTTGGATGGGGGTAAAATTATCTTTACTGGAACAAATCAATCAGGAAACTTTAGAATTGGTCCGGACGTAACAGTAAATCAGTTGACTGGAACAATTTCTGGAAGAGCGTTCAATCAAAGTTTGTTAAATACAGTAACACCATTAATCATAGCGTTAGGATAAGATGGCAGTAGTTGCTCTTAATAAATTCAGAACAATTAGATATGATTTAACAACTACAAATACTGGAATATATACATGTCCAGCTGGTGTAGCATCTATTGTTATCTTATCTCAAGTTACAAATAAATCTTCTGGAATTGCGTCAGTAACCGCATATCATTCCAGAACCACAGAGTCTCCATCAGACTATGTTTTAAGTAATTCTGTACCAATACCTCCAAAGGATGGATATAGTATTGTTTCGGATGGGAGACTTGTTTTAGAAACCAATGATGTTTTTAAAATTCAAGCAAGTCAAAATAATTCTTTATCTTTAGTTTTAAGTGTATTAGAAACTGCAAAACAGTGAGTTAAATAAATGACAAAATATAATTCTGGAAGAGTAAGGAGATATGATCAATCTGGAATTACTTCAGATAGATATGAATTTTTAGGTTTAGAGCAAGCAGAACCCGATTTAGGAGATCCTAAAGTTGGTGTTGGATCAACAACTGCTAATCCAAGACCTTTTGGAGAATCGTATGTATTAACTGCTGTTGGTGGATATGTTGGGAAGAGATATTGGACTTCAATTGATGAACTTCAAGGTCCTCAAGGTACTCAAGGACTTCAAGGTACACAAGGGAACCAAGGAACTCAAGGATCACTAAGTAACTTTCAAGGCACTCAAGGACTTCAAGGACTTCAAGGACTTCAAGGTTCATTAAGTAACTTTCAAGGTACTCAAGGTTCTCAAGGAACTCAAGGTCTTCAGGGTGCATTAAGTAACTTCCAAGGTACTCAAGGAACTCAAGGACTCCAAGGTCTTCAGGGTGCATTAAGTAACTTCCAAGGTACTCAAGGACTTCAAGGAACTCAAGGTTCTCAAGGTTCTCAAGGTCTCCAAGGTACTCAAGGACTTCAAGGGACTCAAGGTTTAGGTAATCAAGGAACTCAAGGTCTTCAAGGTAATCAAGGACTTCAAGGTAATCAAGGACTTCAGGGTAATCAAGGACTTCAAGGAAATCAAGGACTTCAAGGTACACAAGGACGCCAAGGAACTCAAGGTTCATTAAGTAATTTCCAAGGAACTCAAGGAACTCAAGGACTCCAAGGTCTTCAGGGTGCATTAAGTAACTTCCAAGGTACTCAAGGACTTCAAGGAACTCAAGGTCTTCAAGGAACTCAAGGTTCTCAAGGTTCTCAAGGTCTCCAAGGTACTCAAGGACTTCAAGGCACTCAAGGTTTAGGTAATCAAGGAACTCAAGGTCTTCAAGGTACTCAAGGACTTCAAGGTGATCAAGGAACTCAAGGTCTTCAAGGTCTTCAAGGTGCACAAGGTCTTCAAGGACTACAAGGTCTTCAAGGACTACAAGGTCTTCAGGGTGCATTAAGTAACTTCCAAGGTACTCAAGGAACTCAAGGACTCCAAGGTCTTCAGGGTGCATTAAGTAACTTCCAAGGTACTCAAGGTGTTTCTGGTGTAGATGGTGTAGATGGTGTAGATGGTGCTCAAGGTAATCAAGGACTTCAAGGAGTTCAAGGTCTTCAAGGAATTTCAGGACTTGATGGTGAAGGTCTGCAAGGTGATCAAGGTACTCAAGGACTTCAAGGTACTCAAGGTTTAGGTAATCAAGGAACTCAAGGTCTCCAAGGTACTCAAGGATTTCAAGGTGATCAAGGAACTCAAGGTCTTCAAGGTCTTCAAGGTGCACAAGGTCTTCAAGGACTGCAAGGTCTTCAAGGACTGCAAGGTCTTCAGGGTGCATTAAGTAACTTCCAAGGTACTCAAGGAACTCAAGGACTCCAAGGTCTTCAGGGTGCATTAAGTAACTTCCAAGGCACTCAAGGACTTCAAGGAACTCAAGGTCTTCAAGGAACTCAAGGTTCTCAAGGTTCTCAAGGTCTTCAAGGTACTCAAGGACTTCAAGGCACTCAAGGTTTAGGTAATCAAGGAACTCAAGGACTTCAAGGAACTCAAGGACTTCAAGGTACACAAGGTGCACAAGGTCTTCAAGGACTACAAGGTCTTCAAGGTGCACAAGGTCTTCAAGGACTGCAAGGTCTTCAAGGTTCATTAAGTAATTTCCAAGGAACTCAAGGACTTCAAGGACTCCAAGGTCTTCAAGGTTCATTAAGTAACTTCCAAGGCACTCAAGGACTTCAAGGAACTCAAGGACTTCAAGGTACACAAGGTCGTCAAGGTGTTCAAGGTCTCCAAGGTACTCAAGGACTTCAAGGTACTCAAGGACTTCAAGGTACACAAGGTCTTCAAGGTCTCCAAGGACGCCAAGGAACTCAAGGATCATTAAGTAACTTCCAAGGTACTCAAGGACTTCAAGGACTCCAAGGACTTCAAGGAGCATTAAGCAACTTCCAAGGTACGCAAGGACTTCAAGGTACTCAAGGTCTCCAAGGTACTCAAGGACTTCAAGGACTTCAAGGAACTCAAGGTTTAAGTGTTCAGGGAAATCAAGGTACACAAGGTCTTCAAGGTACACAAGGTCTTCAAGGTCTTCAAGGAACAAAGGGTGATGGTGGTAAAGCAGCTAATTGGGTGAGAAAAACATCAAATTATACTTTGGTAGATGGTGATCAAATTATTGCAGATACGACTGGTGGGACATTTACATTAACTTTACCAGCATCCCCATCAAATGGAATGGTAGCTAGAGTTGCAGATGGTGGAGATTGGAGGCAAACTAATTTAATAATTGCAAGAAATGGTAAAACAATAGAAAATAAATCTGAAGATTTAACTATTGATATTGGCAACACTATTTTAGATTTGATTTATGAGGATGAAGGTGGTGGAGTTGGAACTTGGCAGGTTTATTCATCTCTTGGTGCTCAAGGTGTTCAAGGACTTCAAGGAACTCAAGGTCTTCAGGGTGCATTAAGTAACTTCCAAGGTACTCAAGGAACTCAAGGACTCCAAGGTCTTCAGGGTGCATTAAGTAACTTCCAAGGTACTCAAGGACTTCAAGGAACTCAAGGACTTCAAGGTACACAAGGTCGTCAAGGTGTTCAAGGTCTCCAAGGTACTCAAGGACTTCAAGGTACACAAGGTCGTCAAGGTGTTCAAGGTCTTCAAGGACACCAAGGTCTTCAAGGACACCAAGGTCTTCAAGGACTGCAAGGTCTTCAAGGTTCATTAAGTAATTTCCAAGGAACTCAAGGAACTCAAGGACTCCAAGGTCTTCAAGGTGCATTAAGTAACTTCCAAGGCACTCAAGGACTTCAAGGTTTAAGTAATCAAGGTACTCAAGGACTTCAAGGTACTCAAGGTCTTCAAGGTCTTCAAGGTCTTCAAGGTTTAAGTAATCAGGGTGTCCAAGGTCTTCAAGGTATTCAAGGACTCCAAGGACGCCAAGGTACTCAAGGATCATTAAGTAACTTTCAAGGCACTCAAGGACTTCAAGGACTTCAAGGTACACAAGGTCAACATGGTGCTCAAGGTTTTCAAGGTACACAAGGTCGTCAAGGTGTTCAAGGTCTTCAAGGACACCAAGGTACTCAAGGATCATTAAGTAACTTTCAAGGCACTCAAGGACTTCAAGGACTTCAAGGAGTTCAAGGACTTCAAGGTCTTCAAGGACTCAAATCAACAGATGATGTGAGTTTAGTTATTCTAGCAATGTTATTTTAGTAAATATCAAAATAAATAAAAATAAAAATAAAAATGGCAGCACCAAATATTAGAAATCCAAGTATAATCACCGGTAAAACTGACGTAAATCCAAACATATCTACTAGTGCAACTACAATATTAACTAATACATCTAATAGTGGAAAAGTTTTTAAAATTAATAGTATTTTTGCAGCAAATACTAATGGAAGTGTTTCATCCACGATAAGTATTAGTATAAGTGATGGAGGAACTGACACATATTTGGCAAAAACTATCATTGTTCCTGCAGACGCTACTCAAATTATTTCTACAAAAGAAACATATTTCTATTTGGAAGAAGGATGGTCAATAAAAGCACAAGCTGGAAACACATTCTCAATTGATGTAATCATTTCATATGAGGAAATTTCAAACGTATGAGTCCTCAAATTACTACTTTAGGAACTATAGGGAGTGATCCATATCATTCTATGAGATCTAGATTAAAAACTTCTGGAGTTTATAGACCAGAAGATAATGCGGTGATGCAAAATTATCGCTATCAAATAGATTGTTATGATGAATCTCCATATGAAATTGAAGTTCATAATGGATTTTTCTTATCAACACAAGTTTCTATTGACCTAATTGGATTGAGTATAAAATTATATGGATTGCATTTTTCTTCAGATGGAAGATTTCTTTATATTTCATATAAATCAATTGAAGGTACTAAAAGCTTACTTTCATTTGTTTATTTACAGTTAACTGTTCCTTGGTATTTTACGATAAATGAAAGTGATTCTATATTAACTTTTACTGGATTTCAGAGTGAAATTACTAATGTAACTAATCCCAATATTCTTCCTGGAGGAATAACCTCTTCTTTAGATGGACTTGATTTTTATACTGGTGAAAATATTCCAACCACCTCTCCCAAACAAGCACTTATTAGACATTACAGTATAATTACTGGACGTGAAAATTTTGTATGGAATTTTCAAGGGTCCAATTATTCTAATGTTGAAACGTCTAATTTAGTAAATCGAACTAATTTAATTAGAGGAATAAAAATACATCCAGACGGAACAAAACTTTTTGTAATGAAGGGAGATTATAATTTTACTAACTCTTCGGGAACTGTTGTCAATGGAGTTCCTGGTATACTACAATATACGTTAAGTTCACCTTGGTCAATTACTAGTATGACATATAATGGTCAATTAAGTTTGACAAGTTATGATACAGATCCTACAGATATGGAATTTAGTTCTGATGGTCGAATTCTTTATTTCACTGGGTTAACAACAAAAAGAGTATATCAAGTAACATTAAACACTCCTTGGGATGTTGTTAATGGAATTAATAGTGGGGTTGCAAGTAAATATTTTTATAGGGGATATTATACTGGACACGATTCTGAACCAAGAGGATTCTATTTTAACCCAGATGGACTATCTTTTTATATTCTTGGATCAAAATATTTAACTCCACCATTACTTCCAGATGATAGTGCATCAACAAGCACAGGATCTATAACCAGATATGGACTAATAATTAGTTAACATGAAACTCGGAAAATTAGGATTTACTGGAAACAATATACGAAATAGGACAGATTCACTGGGAATTTACAGACCAGAGACTAACTGCAATATTCAACATTATAATGGTGAACTTGATAGTTACACTTACTCTGGAAAAGCTTTAGATTTAAATTCTGCAATTGGTGGATTTACCCATGTTACATGTATGGTGATGAGTGTAGATGGTGACAAAATTTTCATAGTTAAAAATGGAACAAACAATGATGTAAATGGAGTATCTACTGGAACAAAAATAATATATCAGATAAATTTACTCACCAGAGGAGATATATCTACTGGGTTTGTGTCATCAGCTCTCACATTACCAGATTCTATTTTTTTCCCAGGAGGAGGTACACGAAATCCACAAATAAGTGGAATTTATTTTAAACCTGATGGTTCTAAATTATATGTTTTAACTAAACTTTATTCGTATAGTAGTAATACTTACTCGGAAAGTAAAATTTTTCAATTTTATAATTCTACAAATCCATGGTCAATATCATCATATGCTTATGAAAACATATCATGCTCAATTCCAAAAAATACTCAATCCCAATCACCTTCAACATCATACGTTTTATCTGGAGAAAATGATTTATACTTTGATTACAATGGAACTTCTATTTTTATAGTTTCTGATGGTTATACTTTAGACACCGACACTTATCATACGGATTCTATTCAAAAATTAAAACTTTCTGTTCCGTGGAATTTATCAACAATTGCAAGTACTAGTGATTTTTATCCAAGATACACTTTACCAGTTAGTAACCTAAACGCAATAAACTTTAAACCTGATTTTACTCGATACTATCCAGTCAATCAAACAAGTAATACAATTTATCAATATAATCTTTCTACAACTGGAACTTTTAAAGATGGTAGTACATCTCCGCAATCTTTTGACTTGTATGACTATTCAACAAACGGTATAAATGATGTTATATTTAAATCAGATGGTAGTAATTATTATTTTTGCAATGATACTGGATTTATATTTCAATTAAGTACTAGTTCTGCATGGAATGTTCAAAATTCATATTCATCTGGAGTTGTAAAATTAGATTTAAGTTCACAAACAACAAGTGCCAGTTCCTGTTTTTTTGGAGATAGTGGATATAAACTTTACGTTTTTTCACCAAGTTTAAACGAAATTGAACAATATAGTTTATCAGTAGCATATGATATATCTACGGCTACAAGTTCAACAAGAAAAGGTGAATTTTATTTTTCCCACGATGCTTTTTATTTCAATTCTTCTGGGTCTAAATTATTTTTAGTAAGTATTTCAGAAAATTCCATATATCAACATAATTTAGATACTAATTGGGATGTTTCTACCGCAAAATTTGTACCTATAAAATTTTGGTATTTTACCTCAACAATTAAAATATCTCCAGTGGCAGACGTATTTTTTGGAGATAATGGATCTAAATTGTTTTTATTAACTTCTTGGCAACCTGGTACTGATCCTAATTCGGGTTATGGTAGAATTATAAGAATAGATTTGGCAACAGCGTGGGACATTACTACAGGTACTGTTCATTCTAGTTCAGATGTTCCTGGTGATAGTGTTTATCAAAGAGCGTTCACAATAGATCCTAATGGAAACTATTTTTATTACTCACGTTATAATAACCTAGAAATTAGACAAGGGAATCTTTCATCAGTTTGGACAATAACTGGAATAACGTATAATGCCGCTAACTATCTCATTCCTAGCGTTCCTATGAATATTGGGGTTTGGGATCCAATTGGTATGAATTTTAGTCCCTCTGGAGATCGATTTACAATTATAGTGTGGGATAATTCATTAAGTAGTGGACAAACTGTTGGACCAGTAGCTTATCAACAAAAGTTAAAATCTGGTGGAACTGCATTCCAAATAAAAGATTATGAACCAGATAATGAAAACAATCAGTGGGGATATTTAGCTTTTAATGTTGGCACTGAAAATGGAGTCAAATATCGGTGGATTGGATTTAAATATGGAAGTAATGGTTATAAAGTGTATTTACTTTCCAACAAAGCCACTGGAAAACAACTTATTAGGGCTATGGATCTTGTAACTCCATACAGACTGACGTTCAATTCTTGGTCACCCAATGCCAATTCTTATCAGAATTTTTTAATTAATATTCCTAATATAACTTTTACAGACTTTTATTTTAAAGATGATGGAACTAAAATATATCTTGTTTCAACAAATTCCGATACATTTGCATTTAATTTGGGAACAGCATGGGATGTAACAACAATACAAAACCTCCAAATACTTAATTTACCATTAACATTGTCATCCCCAATTGATATTCATTTCAAACCAGATGATACGGAATTTTTTCTTTTGAATTCAAATACATTGTATAAGTATCAAGGATCTTCACCATATAATATTGAAAATTTTGCATATGCGAATGTAAGTAAGTCACTTACAGATTCTCCGAATTCTTTTTATTTTAAACAAGATGGATCAAAACTATATACTTCAAACCCTAATACTGGAAAAATTTCAGAATATTCATTATCAACGAATTGGGACATATCAAATACCTCTTCACCAACAAATTCAAGTATAATAAACTTTAAATATAGAATTTCATCATCTAATAGTTTGAAATTCAATAATTCTGGAAGTAATTTTTATACAATTTATAATAATACTTTACTTTCTTTTCCATTATCACCATCATGGTCATTATCATCATTTAGTTATCCAGTCGGTACATTAGACATTTATTCACAAACTACAAATGAAGTTAAAGGTTTATTTTTTAAACCAGACTTAACTAAATTTTATTTTATCGATTTTTATCAAATATTTGAATATACTACTTCTAATCCAAACTTAGGTATCATAAGTCAATATGTTTTTAATAAAAAAACAAATTTAAAAACTAAAATTGCTATTTTAATAGCGAGCATATATAACTCAAAGTATGTTGCACCATCTAACTTTTCTTTGACTTCATTATTTTTTAAATCAGATGGATCCAAACTTTATGTATTTTCTGAAAATGGATATTTTAATGAATTAATACAATTGAACTTAGCAACAAATTGGGATGTTGATAGTGCTAATTTTTGTAAAGTTCAATCTCTTTCCGAAATTTCTCCATTTTTTGAAACAACTAGTTTGGCAGTTAATTTGGAATTTAGTTCTACTGGGGATAAAATTTTTATTGTATATGCAAGTAGTTCTGTTTTTGAAATTCCATTAACTACTGCTTGGGAAATTGATTCTATAGACTATTATAATGTAAGGTTTAGAGAAAATATTTTTAACAGACCCCAGAATTTAAGAATAAAAAATTATGTAGATGAAGTTGATTATAGAATAACCGAAGATATACCTAATTCAATTGTTTTAAATGCAGATACATACCCCAACATGTATTTTACTGGAAGATCTGTTGCATCTACAATATATCAGAAAGTAAAGTATTCATATCCACTTCTAACAAATAAAAATTCAGATTTATATGTTACTAAAATTTTATATAATGGAGATTTTTCTGGATACACAGGATCAAGTGTAGGAAGTGAAACAAAAAATGTAGGATTAAGTTTAACAAACAAATATGATTTTGACACTTTTTATGTTGCATTTTCAAATGGAAAAATTCATCAGTTTGAAATTATAAAAAATTAATTTTCCTTCCCCTTGACAAAACCACCAAACTAGTCTATGATGGTTTTTGCTTCACTAAACGAATTATGTCTCCCAAAGCAGAAGAATTTCTAACTCGCTGCGTCGTTGATACACTCTCACGAAAATTTTATCTTTATTCAAATGAGGGTGATGAAAAAGTTGTTGAATGTGAAAGTGTAGATCAATTCATGAACGTACTTGAAGTTGTTAGAACTCAATTAGACGAAGATACTTTAGTTTATTCAAACCCATTTTAACTATGGAAATTTTTACAGTAGAAGAATTTCAAGAACGTTGGGATGAATTAATTCAACGTGTAGAAACTGGAGAACACATTGGAATTATAAATGAAGAAGGTAAAGCTTCTGTTATGATGCCAATCGATGATGAACTCCTAAAACTGTATGTTGACAATAACAACTAAGCATGTTAAAATTTAATCAGATCTAAGGACCTGATTTTTCGGGACTGTCGCCTATTGGTTAAGGCCCACTGCTTATAACGGTGTGAAGAGGGTTCAATTCCCTCCAGTCCTATTCATAAATATGACATATGGGAGTTAAACCCTATGTCTTATCGTATCGATCATGCATACTGCTGGTACAATAATGGCAGTATGATTGTGAAAATGTATTTCATCAATCATGTTCCTTTTACGTTTGATGAATTACCTGATGGTCATTTATATGATAATGATCTTTGTAGAGCAGCAGACAAAGAAAGATCATTTGAACCAGAAGACTTATATAAAAACTCATTTTATCTTATAGAAGAAGAAGCACATCCTTGCTTTTTTCCAATTGAATTAGAAAATCCAGAAGATATGCCAGATGATGAATACTTTTGTGGTGGGGAAGACATGACATCATAAATAAACTATAGAAATATTTCGTCAAACGCAATAAGATGCCACTTAATAAGTTAGATAATTTTATAAAGAATACTGAAGGTCGCATTCTTTATGTAAACCCAAGTGACCTTGACTCAACTGATTCTGTTACTAACGAAGGTAACTCTCTTGTTCAACCATTCAAGACAATTCAAAGAGCTTTACTTGAAGCAGCAAGATTTTCATATTTAAGAGGAAATAATAACGATTTAACTGAAAAAACAACTATATTACTTTTTCCTGGAGAGCATGTAATTGATAATAGACCTGGTTATGCAATTTTTGCGGATACTAACAATCCTAATATTGCAAGAGTTTCTCCTCTTGGTGGTGGAATCACTGGAGTTCCAGAAGCAAGTGCAGAATTATCATTAGAATTAGATTCTAATTTTGATTTAACTCAAGAAAATAATATACTTTACAAATTTAATAGTGTCTATGGTGGCGTAATAGTTCCAAGAGGAACTTCAATCGTTGGATTGGATTTAAGAAAAACAAAGATAAGACCAAAATACGTTCCAAATCCAACAGACCCATCTACACCAAACTCTGCGATCTTTAGAATTACTGGTGCATGTTATTTTTGGCAGTTTTCAATATTTGATGGAGATGATACTGGAAAGGTATATACAAATCAATTAAGTTTTTCATCAGAATATACTTCTCAACCAAGATTCAGTCATCATAAATTAACTTGTTTTGAATATTGTGATGGTGTAAATTATGTTAACAGAACTAGTTATGGTCAACTTACTGACCTTGACATGTATTATAGTAAGGTTAGTAATGCATATAACTCTTACAGAGAAATTGAATCTGACAACAAGTTTCCAAAGTCTTTAACTTCATTTGCAAAACGTGCTCCAGAATGGGAAATTGTTGGTGCGTTTAAATCAGATCCTATTAATATTTTAAATATATTTTCAGGAAATGGAACAACTGCGACGAATAGAATCACAGTAACAACTGTCACACCTCATGGATTAAATGTTGGTACTCCAATTAAAATTCGCGGAGTATCAGCATCTGCATACAATGTCTCAACCTTAGTGCAGGATATTGAAAGTGAGACCAGATTTACATATTTGTTACCATCTTTTGAAAAGAATTTACCAGTTACTCCAACTTCTGCTAATGCAACGGTTACTGTAGAGACTGATACTGTCGGTGGTGCTTCACCATATATCTTTAACATATCTTTAAGATCTGTATGGGGTATGAATGGAATGTTTGCGGATGGATCAAAAGCATCCGGATTCCGTTCAATGGTTGTTGCACAGTTTACTGCAGTTTCTCTTCAAAAAGATGATAGAGCTTTTGTAAAATATGATAAATCCAAAAGAAGTTATGATGAAGTAAGTTATACTACCGTTTTTGGTGACACTTTACCACTTGAATCTTCCCAAACAAATAGCGATAAAGTATATCATTTAGATCAAGATGCAATTTATAGACCAGGATGGGAATCTAGTCACATAAAAATTGCAAACGATTCATTTATACAAATTGTTTCTGTTTTTGCAATTGGATTTACATACCATTTTGATGCAGATACTGGTGGTGATGCTTCAATTACTAACTCAAACTCAAACTTTGGACAGGTAGCATTAAAAGCGTCTGGATATAAGAAAGAGGCATTTGAAAAGGATAATCATGGATATGTTACCGCAATTATCTCTCCAAAAAATATTAATGACTCAATTTCTGATGAGATAGAATGGGTATCTTTGGATGCTTTAAAAACAATTACTGTTAATAATAGTAAGAAAATATATTTAAGCGGATTTAAGGCTAAGAGTGGAATACCAATTTCATTAACGCAGGGGTATCGTATTGGTGCAAAGTTAAATGATAAACTATTCATTAACTTTTTGGGAACTGAATATAGTTCAGAAATTTACATGACCGGCAAAACTGGTCTAGAAAATCAAGATCAAAATGAAAAAAAATATACAGTATCAGGAATAAGTGGAGATAGATTTTTAATTGGTGCTCATAATTTAAAGACTGGTGAAAAAATTATTGTACAAAGTAAAAAAGGAGATTTACCAGAAAATATAACAGAGCATGTCGTATATTATGCAATCACAAGTGAAGTAGATAATACATTAAATTCATCAGAAATTCGTATTGCAGCATCATATACTTATGCATTTTTAGCACAATCTG